GTACTGTATAGGCCCTTCCCTGCCTCTGGCTCTTCTCTACTAAGCTCTATAGGGGGATGGGAATACTGATGAACATGATGGTTGTTCTCTTCTGTTAACATCCCCCTAATACTCCTCATTATCTTTCATCACTTCCTCTACATCACAGGAACAGGTGATCTTTGGTACTCCCCACTCAATCCCGGCCCATCCCCGTTCCCAATTAGCTTGATTAGTAGGTCTATAGCTATCTCCCTTACCAGCTTCACCGGCCATGGCATAGCCTTTGTTTACCATGATAATCCCCACCATTCTTGCTGTGTTGGTTGGCCAGCAGCAATATCAATTTGAACAACTGTTTAAGCGTTCTCATTTTCCATCATCTCCTTCAGCTCTCCACTCCATCTTGTCTATCCGGCCCTTTAGTCCTGCTATGCGCTCCACTAAGGTATCCAGCGTATTCAACACACTACAGAGTGTAGTCTTAAGAACCTGAACATCATCTTTAGTAGCCTTAGTCTCCAACTCTGATTCCATATTGGCTTGAGTACTCTCCAATCCATTAGCCACTCGCATAAAATCATCCAACAATCTACTCATCTCCTTACACCCCTTTCTATTTAGTTTAATCCCAATCTGCAAACCATAACAGAACTATCATACTAATAAACAACAATCCAGTAGAATACAAACACACCTTAATAAAGAAATCATTCGGCAAACCAGCTCCTAAAATACCTGATAGCACCATAACCATTAGAAATGTAGATAGGAGCTTTGGCCCGATATAATGCTCAGTCCACCATTTTCTCATACCGGCATCCCCCTTCCCGCCTCATGTTCCGGCTTAGCCTCTATAACAGGCTCTGGTTCGGGCGGAAACACCTGTAGATAGAGGTCTTTAACGGAAAGGTAGGTCTTCTCTATCTCGGAAACAATCGAGCTTAAATCGGCCTCTACGTCCGCTAGGGAGTAGGTAGTTTTACTCACCCCGGCTACGTTTCGTATCATCTTCAGGCTTACTAGGTTCTTCTCGGTACTCAGGAACAACGAACGGAAGGCTGAAGCTAGGCTTGAACTTGATTCGTGTATCATTCAACAATGCTCCTCTGGAAGAAGTTAAATCGGACTCAGGTTTCTTGAACGAAAAATTAGAATTGGGGAACTCTATGGAGAAAGAGGCCCGGCTGTTATTAAAATCTATGGAAGAATGGAGAAAGAACTTTGGGGCTAATGCCTCTATCCTATCGTAGAAGGGTTCCTTAACATTCGGCGAATAGCAACAGGAAGTAAACTCGTGTTCACCCCACTTATCAAAGCAATCCAAGAACGGCTCCTCCAAGCATACCAGTATTATAGAGAAGTGTAGATTCAGTCCTACCTCTCCGGGCTGTATGTCCTTGAGAATGACCTTGAGATGAGTGGAGGAGGACTCCCTAATGAACCCTTTAAGGGCAGCTAAGAGTTGAGCCTTAGTCTTTAGCTCTGGTTTCTCTAAGGAGAATCCCTTCCGTACAGGTTCAATCTCGCGGGAGGACATTCTTCAGCCTTACCCCTTTCCGGTTCTTAGCAAACTCACGCGCCTTCAAAGCTGCCAGACACTTCTTACATACCGCCTGTGGCGGTTCCTTCCCTATAGCCCGAAGAGTGGCCTGACGAGTACTCTCATTCTTTTTCATAACACCTCTATTAGAGAAAGGGTGTGGGCTTCGCCGTGCACGAAGTGGGTAGAGGATGAATCTGACTTTACCTCAAACCCCGAAGCGTGCAGGAGTTGACGATAGCGGAAGGTTGGTCTTCCGATAACATGGGTCTTGGTCTTCCCATTATTAATCTCATAAAACGCAAATGTCTTAACCGTAGGAACCCACTTCATCCAAGATTCCATAATTAGTTTCACCAGCGAGTCATCACAGTGTTGTAGGACGGTGGAGGTGAATATCTGTTGAGTGTCTCCTTCCAACCTCACAGCATAATCTTCTAAATAAGGTCTTTGAATATGGAAGAAATAATGATTGGGGTTTTGATCCCAAGCTATATTCAATAACGACCTGGTCACATCCACTCCCATATACCTATTAATAGCCCAATACTTAGCCCACCTCCCTATCCCACATCCATAATCAAGAGTGGTAAGGTCAGAGTTCACATACTTCATCACAAACCGTTCCTTAGCTTCGTACTGAGTTTCCTGTTTCTCCAAGTCCTTAGCATTAAACCCCACAGCGGCAGCTCCTGCTTCCCGTGCTCGGTCATACCAATAGATTACTGAGTCCTTTTCATTTAACATAATTAAATATCCTCATTATCAATAAGAATCTTAATTGCTCTCTCATATTCAATTACATATTCTTTATAAACGGTTTTTGAAAACTCAGAAATCACACCAGTTGTATCATTAATAAATTCTTTAAACATTCTTATTTCCGACCTAAGACAAGCAATAACATTTTTCATAACTATTCAATCCACTTATATATTGTTGTAATGGATGGAACAAATCCCATTATACTACAGGCACATATTACACAACTGAAAGCATCACCCTTCAGCACTCCTGGCAAAAATACTAATGCTCCAAACATTCCTCCTAAAGCCATCATTATCAACCAGAATATGTTTATCATGTTATGCTGCCTTTCTCTTAGGGGTTTTCTTAAGCTGGTTGAGAGCGGACTGACGGGCCTTACTAGCTTCTACACACTCCGGGCACATTCCGTTAGGCTTCGTGGCCGGTCGGACTCCACAATAGTAGCAAAGTCCCGCCTTTCGGAGGGAGTGAGTACGCCAGCGTAGGGACAACTCTTGATCCCTAAAGGTACTGAAAACTCCAAGCTTATCTGCCTTACGGAACTTGTCCCAATCCACTCCGATCTTAGGAGATAGGTCACAGAACTTCATAAACAAGTTCCGTATCTTCTCATTCTTAAACGTAACCTCCAGATTCTTACCTTGAATCTCAACAATTCTTCCCATAGTCAAATAATTCCTTTCGCTTGAAGCAGGTGATCAATTTCCTTAGACATTCTCGTAAAGTTATCTTCTAAAATCATCTTAATCCCCTCTATCACATCATACGACACACCTTGTATATGGATAGTCGGGGAGGTCATCTGGGCCTTACCGTGAACACAGATTGTGTACGCAGTCTGTTGAAAAATTGTATTCGGACTAGAAGGATATACTTCTACTAATTTCCCAGACATAGTTTACTCCTTTTCCGTTAAGGTTTCTTTCGTTTCTATTAATATACTATATTTTTATCTAAGAAGTTAAAAAATCTTTAACAAAGGCGAGTAGAGAATAGAAGGAGTTTCATACGCCTTGCACAGCTTGGCCCATTTTTCCCTATCCGAGGAGATAATACAGGTATTTTCCAGCTTTAAATCATACCGCAGTTGCACCAATTGCCAGTTTAAGACCGCTATATTAAGAAACTTAAGAAAATGTTGAGTATAATTATGGTCTTCACCATACTTCTCCACCAATAACTTAAGATAATTCTCCGGCGTTCCATCACATTCCAGAAAAACCTCCACCGTTTTAGAGAAAGGGTAGCGGAAGAGGGACTTTACATTATCTCCAGAGTCACCACAGATGGTTTTATGGAGAGGGATGCGGCTGAAATCTGAAGTTTTAAAGTGTTTTGCACACGTTTCAGCACTCGGCTGTTCATCCCCGGATAAAAATATGGAAAGATTGGGGAATTTCTTCAGCAACTGCCACATATCCTTATCTGTACTGTAGAGATGGATGATTTTATGAGGATTCTGCGCAACGTAGGAGGAAATAACGTCATCAGCTTCTTCATTTTTAGCCTTAATAAACGTGGCCGGAAGACATTCCATGAACTGATGGCAAATCTCCAACGGATCATACCCCAAGTCCTTGTTCTCCCTATTGCCCTTGTAGGAGATGCGGCGGGTAGGGTCTTTACCATCCCACTTCTTATCAGGGTTATACTTTAGCTGGAGAAAATCGTTTTGGTACTTGGTGTATAAGTCCCGTTTCCGCTGGGGCTTGGAGTCCTCGGCTATCACGAGAGTGGGAGTAGCGGAAATTTTGTTGGCTTGGGAGATGGAGAAGTTCAGAGTTTTACAGAACCCCAATAACGCCCCTACATTTATCCCATCCGAGTTCAGCATATTGTCTCTCTCGGTAGCAAAGTGAGAGCGGTAGACTTGGTTGGAGAAGTCTATTAGCACCACTACATTCTTAATATCCCTAAACGATTTAGCCATTCCATTTCCTTTCTGGTTTCGGTTAGCTTAAATATAATACTTAAGCGGGAGTTATCCTAATATTTGGCTATAAATATATCAGCCATTACTATGAAAATTATTGCATATAATATATACTATATCCGAAAAACGCAAAAGCTGAGCGCGTTGTAAACGTGTTTGGACGCATGTTTTCACTCTCTTCTCCTCCCCCTCTACGCGCGCGCCCACGTACGCGATAAGGATTATATATTAATTATATAAATTAATTAAATATTAAATATAAAACAAAATACTAATCAAAAATCAGCACTCAGTAATACAAATCAAAAATAAAATATAAAACTGGGGTTTTATGAGATGATGGTACTCCATCAGATCAGAAAGCCCCACCGCAGGTGCGAAGCACCGAGGGCGGGGTATTAACTTTTTAATCTTTGTCTTTTTATTCTTGACTCTAGCTAGAGTGGGCGTGAAAACAGCACCAGACATGCTCCGCAGCGTCCCTTCGGGCCGGCAGCGGGTGGTGGGGATTCCACCACAAGTGCATACTCTCTTTCGCTTCGCTTCCCTTCGGGAGGGTAGAGGAAAGAAATAATTTTTATAACTACTGGTGTTTAAGTATATTATATCCTACGGGTTAGAGATTTAAAGATGAAGGAAGTATGGATATGGTTCCTATTGAAGATGATAAAGTGGTTAAGCCTATGATGAAGCTCTCGTCTGTTTTGGCTACTAATGACTTGGAATGTGAAGTGGATGATTGTGATAAGAAGCTGAATAGTAATGTTGCTTTTGTCTATCTGGATAAAGAGAGTAAGATGTTTAAGGTGGCTTGTGGGAATTGTATGAGGATTGCTTCCTCTACAGGCAAAGTTATTTACTATGATTCCTATGAAGTTTTTCAGAAGCGTAAGAAGATCGGGATGATTGCTCAGCTATACCAAGAACTCATCTATGAGAAAATGGAGAAATAGTATCATGGCACAACCAGTTAGAAAAGTTTTACAGCTATTGATTGATAAAGGGCTTATTAATTGGGATAAGTTGTCTATGAAGCTGCATGCAGCTCTGAACGCTGTTGATAATGATTTCAAGCAGATCAGGAACGTGAGTAACCCGAAGGAGAAGTCCTTACTGAATTTAGAGGATGCTATAACATTTTCTATAGATTTTCAAGATAAGGTATACTCCTACAAGCTCTACCATCTACGGTTTCGGAATGGAACCTTGGAGTGCTCAGGGTTTCAATCCGGTCACGGTAAAACTCCTAATATTTTATGGATGGGAAATAAGGTGTCCTTCTAATGGCCAAGCGTAGCTTCAAAGACATAGTCCAAGACAGCAACATTAGAGCCTCTTCTATTCGTCATGATAATTTAGGTGATGTGTATTTGGATAAGCTGTTTGCAGGATTGAGCGAGTTGTCCATAACTACTGAGGAAGAGGTGATGAATGGGAAGATAGATAACTTGGATATTGAGATGTTCCCTATGGGGTTCCGACCGTATAATGAGATTTGGCGGTATGAGCCAGTGGATTCTAAATACTTCTTCAAAAACTACATCAAGGAGTCCCTCCGTCCCCTACAACAAGAGTGCGCCGATATAATCTGCGGGGTAGACCCGTTTGAGTTTACGGATGTGAAGTATGAAGAGGGTGACTTTATGTGGGGGAAGGGGAGTGGGAAGGACTCTACGATTGCGAAGTGCTTTGTGTATCAGGGCTATAAGCTATCCTGTATGGTAAACCCTCAGAAGTTCTTAGGCTTAGGTAAGGGTTCCTCTATAGACATAGTGAATATTGCTTCTAATGTTGAACAGGCTAAGAACATATTTTTTAATTACTTGAAATCATACATAAAAGAGTGCCGCGAACCAGAAACGGGCCGAAGCTGGTTTGCTACGAGAAACTTTTGGTTTGATGTTGGAAGACGGGACTTTGTGTATATGGACTTACGAGATCAAGAGGGTGACATAAAGATTAAAGAGGTTGACTTCGGGCGAGGTATAAAATGTCACTCATTAACCTCAGATAAGTTTACTGCTGAAGGTAAGAACCTGATTATTGCTATTATGGATGAAGTGGGGGCTATGAGGCCGGATAGGGTGTTTGGAGCTAACTTGGATGTTGAGGATAAGAACATTATTGGGCAGTACAAGTCTTTAGCTTCTTCCCTACGCCGAACGCGGTACGGGAAACTGCTATGTATCTCTTACAAGTATGGTAAGAGCTGCCCAATGAGCATATTGGTGAGAAAGAATCGTGCTAATCCGAGGAAGTTTGTTAGGGTATATAGTGTGTTTGATGTTAGGGATGATATTGACCCTATGGAGCTGAGGGATAGGTTGCAGTCGGATTATGATGATAATCCTGAGTTGGCAAAAATGATGTATGAATGTAAAGACCCTGAAATTGAATCAGATCGTTTCTATAGCAACATATATGTTATAAAAAATGCTGTGGATGATAAAGCAGTTTATTCTGTGAATCCGTTTAGGAAAAAGATTCTGACTTGTAGTGATTTGTCTGTAGGGATTGACCCGCTATTGGAAGCATGGTTTAAGGGAAACAATAAATTCTACTACACTGCTCATGCTGACTTAGCTAAGGGAAGAATATGGGAGGGAGATGCGGCCGGAGTGGCCATCGGGCATTTAGAGGAGATGCGGGTAAGTTATGATGGGGCTTGGATAAATTACTATAAGAATACTTATGGAGTGGACTTGAGTAAAAAGGTGGGAGAGTTGAGGGTAGGAGTGGTGATTGATTTAGTTCTACAACTCACCTGCACCCGCGAGCAAAGGGAGTTGAGAATATCTTCGGTACGGAAGTTCTTAGTTGATCTACAGAACCAAAGGAACTTCGGGTTTACCAAGGTGACGTTTGATAGATGGGGAAGTGAGGAATCTATCCAAGAGTTCCGTGCAGCCGGGATAGATGCGGAGTTGTTGTCTATGGATAAGAGCTATGACCCTTGGCATACGTCTAAGGACTTTCAGCAACAGGGAATTTGGAAAGTGTATCCACATAAGATTCTGGAAAGAGAGATGTCTGAATTGATTGATACTGGCCGCAAGATTGACCATCCCGAAAAGAGCATTACCCGGATAGAGGAGGACGGTCAAGACCGAGGCTCTAAAGATTTAGCTGATGCTGTAACTGGATGTACATATACTTTGGTGAAAGAATTATACGAAAGCGGGAAGATTTTTTATGATTGAAGAACTAGATACTACACTTGTGGGCGAAAAAAGTAAGGGTGAAATAAAGGATGGAATTGAAGTAATTAAAGAGCGCAACAAACGGGCCGAGGAAAAGGCCCAAGCCATTAAGAAACTTATTCTTGAAGAGGAAAAAATTCAGAGAGAAAAGACTGAGAAAGAGTCTAAACGCCTTAAGCGCGAACAGTCACGGAACAAGTGGATGAGGTTGGTGAATAGCTTAAAGGTTCCTTTCCTACCTGATACATGGATTAATGTATTCCAGTATTATGAGAAGCTGTTGTTCACTATGTTCATAGACATGCAAATAATTTTAGTTCTTTTCTCACTGGTGTATATTTTGTATATTATAATCATCTTCACTGGCGATCAGTTGGTAGAAGGAATATTTAAAGTTGCTGGATGTATGATAATATGTTTATTAATTTTAGCTATCCAAGTATTTACACCTACCAGTAAAAAGGACGAGTAATATTGTATGTTTAAAACTTCTTCAATGGTAAATTTGGAAAAATCCTTTAAGGGCTACGCCCGGCATAGCGAGTCTATGTCTACGGGTGGAGACTTTAAGGAACAGAACATAATGGATGATATAGGGGATATGGAAATATCCCGCTCCACTATGACTCAGGTATACTCTACCTGTGATTGGATACGGGCCATAGCTGATAGGATAGATGAGAGGACGGCTCAGGTGCAGTTCTTTCCTATGCCTCTCGGAGCTAAGATAGGCTCTAAAGAGGGCGAGTTGAATAAGACTGTTAGGACTCATATGGAAAAGGTTATTACCCTTTTCATGAAGAGTAATTCTGATGGGGAGAGTATTAAGGAGTTGGTAGGGAAGGTGGCTAAGGATGTGTCTATTTATGATATGGCCGGGATACAGATTGTTAAGGCTAAGGATTCTAAATCTGATAAAAAGGTTCCTTATGAGCTGTATGCAAATGTGAGTGGTGAGGAGCTGTATGTAAATCCTGAGTCCACTGGCACTATCCCAGATAAAAATGCTTATGTCCAGCTACGCGGTCAAGAAACCATAGCTTCATGGGATAAGGAACAGATGATGGCCTTTATCCGTTTTCGCCGTGCTGGGTATGCTAATGGGAAGTCTCCTATTGAAACTGCTATTGCCTCAATAATGGGTGATTTAGAGGCTATGAATTTTAACTTGAAATTTTTTCAAAACAACGCTCGCCCCGATTTTGCATTTATATTTGACAACTTGGGATTCGGGAAGAGTGATAATGAGTTGACACGTGCCAAGGCGTGGTTTATGAAAAACCATCAAGGCAAGCCCAATCTCCCCTTATTCATGGGAGCGGAGAAGGGAAATGTTAAGATTCATGAACTGAAATACAACCATAGAGATATGCAGTTCTTTGAATGGCAGATGTTTCTATTGACTCGTGTTATGGCTGTGTATGGAATGCAACCTACGGTTTTAGGGATTAATAATGTGTCTGATGCTATTGGGAAGATAGATGCAGAGACTCAGAGTGAGCAGTTTAAACGGAATACGCTGATACCGTATGTGAGGATGATAACGAGTGGGCTTAATTCTAAGCTGATATGGGGAGACTCTAATTTAAACTTTGATGATATTTATGTGACTTCTACTAACTTGGATATTGATGATGAAGCGAAGCAAGCCGCTATTGATGAGAAGTATTTGGATAGAGCTGTTATCACCATCAACCAAGTCCGTAATCGGTTACAGATGCCTTCGGTGGCTTGGGGGAATGCACCGTTTGTTCCACTGAACTATGCGCCGTATGATACTTTGATTGAATATCAGAAATCCAAAATTGCCAGCAATATCCAACGTGCCTCTTCTTCCAAGATAGACAATAATGTTAAGGTGGAGGATAAGGATTCTGGTAAACCTACTCCGGCTAAGAAGTCAGAGAAAGAGACCTTGGCGCCTTGGACGGAATTGGATTCTAATCAAATTGTTGGTATGTATCAGGCTCTCTATCCGAGTGAGTTTGATAGTACGGTGAACTGGTCTATGGGTAAGGGGGATAAGGTTCTTACAGGCTTAGAGAAGGCTGAACCTTCTG